GGAATTATTTGTTGCAACGCCTCTTCTTGCAGCATCAGCAGCAACAAATTTATCAGCTTCCACAGTATTAGTCTCTTCATCTTCAGGCTTTAATACAAGTTTTAAACGGTGTTTGCTATACATTTCATACAGCACATGATCATCATTGTTCATTGATATTATTTATAGATAAACCGTCCAAATACTTTGAAATTCTTCACTCATCAAATGCATGTCATCACAAGGACGCATACAATTACTTAATCTATCCAGCTTTTATGAATCAATTCTTCGCTTTTATTATGAGTAATTTGAGAGATATTCAACAGCCATTTGCTTAACATCAACGACACATCTGAAGTGGTACTCACCAATCCCTGATATATAACAATAGTGATATAGTTAACATCTGCCATCATTTCAATCATAAACGGTATCAGTATGTTGCAGCAAAACCGCTGCAGAGAATAGATTATTAGTGTGGTTGTCTCCACCAATGCAACGGCTGCAGAGCCAATTATAATAAGAAACATACCAACAAAATCTGCTATGAATGTATTAATGCTTTTCATTAATAATTTGCAAAGCTTTTTCAGCTAAATCATCAAACCTTGCATGTATGTCTTTGCTTTTCATGACCACAGAGTCGTAATAAAACTTTAAAAAGTCTTGAACAAACTCTTTAGCTGTCATTATTTGTTTTATTAGTTTCAATATAAAAACGAACTTCTTTTTCTGGTCTTTTGAATTTAACTTTGAACTCTTTAATGTGATTAGAATCAAAATTTAAGACCTCTGCTACTGCTGCATTAAACTCTTTTCTCACCACATTATCTAATCCTTTGATGTAAAATGTAGCCTTAAGCTCACTGCCATTAATTCTAGCAAGATCATTCCAAATATCATCGGTTGTGAATTGAATACCCAGCTTTGTGAACACCGGTTCAGTCAAATCAAAAATTCTACTCTTAATGTACTCTCCCATTTGTTGTGCAATCATACTCATTAGAATAGCTTCTCAGATTGTAAATTGCTAGCAATTCCTAGTTTATATTCCACAATTGTTCTGATGTCATCATGGGTGACATACATGCCGCATCCAAGAGTTACTCTGTGAATGGGAATGCCTGGAAACAGTTGGGTTGAAACCTCGCCATTAGCAGCATCATAACAGTAATCAAGACGATCACCCCCCAAATTCAAACTACAGTATTTGTAAGAAGATTCAGACATATTCAATATGATCCTCCCATGCATATCCTTTATCACCACACTCTTTTTCAAAGAAGTCATCCATGAGAGCCATCATATCAGACAATGGACGGTCAGCCACATCTTCCCACCAGTCATAGAAACGAGCAATAAACTTGCCATGCTCATCTAGTTTCTTGTATCCTTTGACTCCTTCTGACTGACTGCACACTTGTACAAAGTCTTTAAGAGCATTATCTTTCTCCATAAGAGCTTTATTCATGTACAGGGTTACGATTCGTTTGGCTAGGTGTTTCATTGTGTTCATATTTTTCATACCAGAACCCTCAATCCAGGGCTAGTTAAATGATCATAGATGTCATCTTTATCAGCCAGTACTGCCTTGTGCCACACATTACTATGGCTCTCATCATTGAATAGAATGCGATTTGTGCCAAGAGGATAGCTAACAATATCTCCTTCAATTCTCTTCAGCTTCTTCCATGCTACTACTTGCCAGCATCCAAAAAAGTCACCATGTATAAACGGCTTGCTAATATCACCTTCATAAGTGGTAATAGCGTATTCCACATCAACACCTTCAAATAGTTTCTTAGTCTTAGCTTCTTCTCTGCTAAGCTTCTTCTGAAGCTTCTTGTCATCCTCCATGCCTGCATAAGGTTTATACCAGAATTTCATATGATAAACGTTGCGAACAATGGTAGTATCATTATCGATTTGAATCTTCATCCAGACGCTCTTCGAAGGTTTTATTAATTTGTAGATGTATGCAGACATATTATATGCTGTTGCCTTTCGTCACAAAACTAGTCATTTGACCGTTAATATATTCAAGAAATTTCCTAAGCTCCTTATTCTCATCTCTTAAAATTTCATTCTGCTTTCTGAGATCATTCAGAGCTTCTTCCATCATTCTATTATCTTCTGATCCCATATTATCCTCTCGCTTTACCTTCACTGATTAAATTATTACAATAAGCATCGGCCTCTTCGTACGTATCAAAAGATTTGATCACCTCATCTTTCTGGCATCCACAATTGTCACATGCAGTGACTTCTTTCACCACATTGAAGACAGGTAAGCGCCCATCATATTGTTCAACAACTTTGAGAATCATTTCTTTTTAAAGACCACATCAATGGCAGTATTCCTGATGAATCCGTTAGCGCTTTTGAGGTTGTATCCAGGAGAGCACCTACACATGCTGCATCCCGCATACATACTAAACTTACGGCCATACCAACCTGCTTCAATCAAGAAGCTCTGAATCTCAAAAGATGCCGCATTAAAGAAAGCAGATAAAAAAGCCTCATCCAGCTTGAGCTCCATCCTATTAAACTTACGCCACAGCTTATCATTGTCTTTATTCACGCCCTTGACACTAGGCATAGGCTCCTCCATGTGGCAGGGATGACTAGCGTCAAGTTCCTTGGGACTGGGAACACCGCTGCGGAAGATGATATTCTTCTTTGCATTGGCTCTGTCTCCATAACGGCCACGGAAGCTAACTGTAGCTGTCCAGTTTTGGCTTGCAGGATTATCCGTTAGGAGCAAGGGGTCAAATAAATCAAAGGTAAACTCTTTGCTATGCTTACCTACTGAATACAATGCATTCCAATTAATCGGTTCTATTGTTTCATTCATCATACTACTATTATGGCTGAACTTTGAAATTAAGCAACATCCAAATTAACTTCTGGCTTGGAATATGTAGCTTCAACACCTCTGCCTTGCTTAACCAACTTGCACTCCATAACAAGCTCTCGCAGAAGGAATCCCGCTCGAGTACTGTCAATGCTGAGCTTCTTGCAAACCTCTTGCACAGTAACGTTTTGCAGCTTAAGAATCGCATCACGCTGCTCTTTCTTCTTATCAGCCTTGGAGGTCTTGTTATCTCCATCACCATCAACAATTACCTCAGTCTCAAAGTCATACCCAGAGTACTCAATAAAGCATTCAATATCACTAGCAGGACCAAAGCGATTCTTCTCAAAGCGAATGCTACGAGCATTCATCTCTGCGTCTTTGATCATGTTGATACTAATATTCACATCCACTGCATGAATAATAAGAGAAGACCCCTTGATGCCACCAGCTTTAGTATTGTGACAGATCAAGATAACTGCACACTCAGTCTCTTTGGCTCGTACTACAAGCTTCTCAATGCAATACTTCTCCAGGTCGCGACCTCTCTTGTTACCTTTGACCAGGCCTTGAAAACTATCGATAACAACAACATCCAAGTCATCCATGTACTTGCTAATAGTATCCACATCACTCTCATTGCAAACTTGAATGTTATTCACTTGCAATCGCTTGCAAGTCATGGCAAGCTGAGCTACAGATTCTTCAGAGGAGCAATAGCCAACCTTATGGCCATTGTTATGAAGATTTTCTAGCAATTGCAATACAAACGTGGTCTTGCCCATGCCAGCTCGAGCTGTAAGAGTAATGGAGCTACCAGGGAGAATACCTTCTCCAAACATAGCGTCTATCTTCTCATTACCGCTCTTGAGTCGGCGGCTATAAACTTCGGGGATAACAACCTGACTAACAGGTTGAAACTTTGTGCTACTCATCTTAATGTTCATACAATTAGTATAATGGAATTTGCAATTCGGTCAAGATTATTTTCTTGCTGCTAGTTCTTCTAGTTTTTCTATCTCTTCTTCTGTATATTGATCAGCAATACCAGGTTCATGTACGATACGCTTAAGAGCAGCTAATGCTTGTGCTTTATTCATTTATAATACCCACTTCTCCTTCAAATTCATAGGAGCATCCTTTGAGGAATAATCCTACTTGCCTCAAGACCTCATCAATGCTATCAGCTTGAAATTCCATGGTCAATTTGGGTCTGCATATTTCTACACTGCCAACCTTGTCAGAGGGGCCTCCATCCATGAATTGCCATTCAAATTTAAACTTGTTCATTGCAATGCCTCAACATATCTTCTGCAATTACTTTGATGATATGACAATCATCACCTTCATGGCCAATAGCCTCTGTGCTGCGCTCAGCCAATTCAATGATGCGTCTCAGGTTATATGCAAAGTCGTGCTTGTTCATGCAAATTCTGGCTCCATTCTTTTATCAAGTTCTTTCTTAACTTCTTTACGCAACTTATCATTTATCCAATCTTCAGGCTCTTGTTGCGCATAAAAGCCTTCTCCTACATTCTTACCAGCCTTGAATGCTACCCGTTCCAAGGCATCTTCCAGGTCCCAATCAAGCTTGTGACGAAAAGCTTTGGAAGTATAAACATTCATAGCTTGTGTTGGTGTTAATCCTGACTTGATCAATCCATTCAGAAATGCATTGGAAACAATATAAGCACACCGCTCAAAGGAGATTGATTGTTTGAGGAGATTCACTTTGTCTGTAGAATCAAAGCCTGTGAAATCTTTAAACTTAAGATGCATTGATGCGCTCCTCATAAAGATCTAAGCATTCTTCTACATATGCATCTGTATCTTTTCCATTGCCCTTCCAGATGCCAAACATCTCATGATTGATATCAGAAGAGCCAATGCCACATCCTGTGCCTTCTAGCTCTCTGCTCAACTTATAAGATGCACCTGCACGAACTTGCATCTCAGTTAGCGGGGGCAGACTTTTCATTGTCTCTCTCCATTCATTCCAATCTTTTTCAAATTGTTTATGATACTCTTTTTCAGTCATTTGTTTTATCATACCACTATTATGCAGGAATACAGGAATCAGTCAAGCTTTATCTTCCAAATTCTTGCGTAGCTCTCTAACATAATCTCTCACAGTGAGTAACACTCTCAATTGAGGGGTTGTGAGATTATGGCCTTTCTCTAGCAAATCACTCAGCTTAGCATCTGCTTCAAGAAACATATCTTTATTGCTAAGTGCATGCATATTAATCCACTTCCACAAGATCGAAACTCTTGAGAGTGACTGCTTTAGTAAAAGGATGCCTGAGAAAAGCTTTTGCATCAGAGAGTTTATCAAAGATAAATTGCTGATCTCGTTTGCCTGTGCACAGGTCAGTGCCTCCTCCAGCACAACGGCCATCATACTTCTCTTTGCACAATGTTTCCAATTGTTCTTCTGAATCAGTATATTTGTGCTGAGCTTTCATGTACACCAACAGACTGTATTCTTTGTTCGTTTGTTTTTTCATCATGCCAATATTATGGCTGAATCTGAGAATAGGTCAACTACTTTTAGCTAACCACATTGGTGGGTGTTTTTATTAGTCTTGGAGAATACTGAGGCGGCACTTCTATAACAGATTCATTCTTAACACTTTCTAGCTTGGCTGTTCTTTCTCTTAATTCGCTAGAAGAATATATGTGACGACGCTTGTGATAATGGAGCTCTATGCCATTGTCAATGCAGTATTGTTTGCCAGTAAAGTCTCTGTTCTCATACTCTTCACTCAAGAAACGCACATGAATGGTTTGTGTCATTAACAATTGTAACAGATCGAACTCTGTACTGTACACCAGAATCTCATCCACATACTTGCACGCTTGAAGCTGCACATATCTCTCATAGATGCTTTGCACTGGTTTGTTCTTGACACCTGGCCTGTCAATTGTTGGGTCAACCTGTAATGCTACTTTGAGATAGTCACAAAGCTCTCTTTCCATTCTGAGCATAGTAACATGCCCACAATGCAATAAATCAAAGCTTGAGCAATTGAATCCTATCTTCATCTTAATCTAAATTCTTAATTTTACAAGCCCTAGCATATATACCTGTTGCTTCAAATATAGCTTGATGGGAGCGATAATTCAAGTTACCAAAGCCTACCTGGCATGCATAATCATCCAAATCTGCTACAAGCTCAGAAGGCAGCTTCTTGCGCTTGTTATAATTCTCGTATTCAATATCGTATATGACTACCATTTTCATAAAAAAATAGTCTGTTTTTTATTTACTTGAGAACAGAAAAACTCAAGATGATGACTGGTTACTTCTAAGGTGAACCAGCTTAACCTAACTGTCGGCCTCCGAAATTGTTCATTAATAATAATTGCTTTTGATTTTATATCAAGCTTTATTTAAAAATTTCTTTAAACAGCTCTATCCAATTTACGCTTGTGGTTCCTGTTTCAAGCAATTCAACTTCTTCATCAGTTACTTTTTTCTTTCTGTCGCCTTTGCTCTTACTCTTTTTCATCATGCGTTTATTATATGTGAAGAAACAAATAACTCAACTATTTTACCAATGATGAATTGCATTTGCAATAATAAAACCACATGTGATAAAATTGACCAACACAATGAGAGTTCTGAGTATCAAGCTGATATTAGCATCTCTCACCTTGAGGTTGGGAATCTTGGGATGCTCTTCATCTGTTAAGCCTACGTGATGATCAATGGCTCTGCTCCAAATAAGCCAGAATTTTACAAACAAACGTTTC